GCTTTGTAGCCCGTTGAAGCGCAAAATTGGGTTTTGGTATCGACCCAAAAGGTAAGACCCAAGTCCAGCAACTTCTGTTGTAGTGCTGTTGAGGAGGCTCAAAAGGCTGTAAGTCTGGGCTTGATATTGGGCAATGGATGTGGCATTGCTTACTGTCTGTACGGCTCCCGCGGGGGATTGGGTGCTGATGATGTTGTAAAGCAGCTCATCGCCGTATTGGTTCATGAGACTGTTGAAGGGCAATCCTGTCCCATCGCCATTGAATGTGGCTCCTGATGTGGGGTTCAGAACGCTGGCCCTGCCCTTGAAGGTGAGGGTTCCGTTTGCGCTCATGTACAGGTAGCCCTGCTCGGATGTGTTGATTTGCTGGAGATAGTTCAGGCAGTTTGTGTCTTGGTCAATTGCAAAGGCACCAAGGGTGGAGGAACCAGTATCAATGGAACGCGCTCCTTGATAGCTGATTTCGGTGTAGTTCAAGACGTTGTCAATTCGCGCGCCAGTCTTTTCAGCTGACGGGGTGACAGCGTTAATTTGCTGGTTTGAAAGGATGGTGAAGTCATCTGCGCATTGCACTGTGGCTGTGTCGTTGAAACCTAAGTCGTAGTTGATGTCCCAGTCTGTGACTACGCCTGTGTAAATGGGAATACCGTTGGCATAAATCTGAACTGGTAAACGTGGGACGATTCCAGTTTGTTGAGTGGTTCCCCCAATCCAGTACGGCGATGACTGGTTCAATGGGTCAAATGTGCGGGTCTTATTCCATAGGTTTATTTGGGCGGTGCCACAGTTGAACTCGTCAAGTTGCCGTGAACGGCCACGAGTGATGGAAACAGATTGCACAAATTCGGTGACATCAGCCATCTGGATTCCGCCCAAAATGCCACGGCCTGCCGTGTCTAGAACACCATAGAAAGAGTCATTAAGTTGGAATGGTTGACCGAACCCGACAGTGGTTTGAAAACCAATCAGGACTTGAAGCTGTGGCTGCGTCATACGGATACGAAAACTTGGCCCGATAAACGTTCGGCGGATTTGATGGCTTCGATGATATCCCTACCGACTTGAGCAGGATTGCTCACTAGGCCAGCGGTAACTGTAATTTGAAGATTGTTGACTGTTCCAAGGGCTGCTTGTCCTGCAGCCACGTTGCCACCAAAGAATGCGTTGCCTGCAGCAAGTCCAAGCCCAGCTGCTGAACTGGCGAGACTGCCAAGCGACTCATTAAAACTTGCCAACGTCATGCCATTAGCACTTGTGATGAGGTCCTGCGTCACTGCTAAGCCTGCGACAGGGCCAAGGTTTATGAGCTGAGAAAGTCCTGCTTTGGTAAGTCCGTAGCCAGTGAGGTATTCAAGGTTAGAAGCAAACTTTTTGGCATCTGCAATTTGCTTTTGAAACGCTTGTGCATAGCCAGATTCAGCTTGAACTTTTTGTGCTGTATTAACGTTTGTTTCCGAAACTGCAAGTGCGTCGTTTGCTTCTGCAAGTTTAATTTTAGCGTCAGCTAAATCTTCTGTTGCCGAAATAATTGCCTCAGTGTCATCCTCTGCTTGAGTTTTGGTGAGTTTTTTCATTGCGTCGTCAACGTCTTTGGTGGCTGATGCTACGTCTGCATAAGCGTCTTTGCGCTCTTTCAAAGAATCCGCTACACCTTTGGTTGCATCGTCTTGTGTTCTAATAGCGTCAGAAAGCGACACCATTCCAGTGATTGAATCCTCTGTGGCATCTGCAAAGGATTGAAGCTGTTCTTCGGCATCCTTTAAGTTGTTTTTAACTCCTTTGACTGCGTTTGCCAAACGAGTTCTAAGAGTGTCCGCGTGTCTTTTGGCTGCTTTTTCTGCTATGTCCTGTTTTGCAGCTAAGTCTTTAAGTTCTTCTTTAGTTGGCTTTAAGCCTTCCTCATAAGCTCGCAACATTGCATTTTCAAAAGAACGAAACTGACGTGACAAGTTGCGTGTTGAAGTGATTGTAGTTTCTTGTTCTCCAGCCAAAAGGTGAAGAACTTGCGCCATGTTTTTAAGTTGTTTGACACCAGGAATGACGTTGGCAACCATCTCAAATACAGTTTTTGAAAACTTGCCATTTTCTTCTGACGATTTTGCGGTTGCAACTGAAAGGACATTACCCAAAACAATTGCGCCATCTGTTGCCACAGGAAGCAATTGTGCGCCAATGGTTGCTGAGAGGTTTTTGTATTCTGCGTTTAATGTTCTGGTTTTGTTTGCCAATCCTCCAGAAGTACGCTCAAAGTCCCCTTGTGCGTCTGAGCTTTGCGCAATAATTTCAGCTTGTGTTGCCAGAATCTTTTGTTGGGCCGTGAGCGCGCCTGTACCCTCGTAAATTCCTAGAGTGCTTGCACGTTGTTTAAGAGTGTTGTCGTTAAGCAAAACGCCATATTTGCGGATGGGTTCAGCTTCTCCACGAAGTGCAGCGCCAATGGCTGTGATGGCATCTTCTGGCGACGTGTTGCTAAATGAGGCCATATCAGAGGCCAAAACGGTAAAATCAGTTGAGAAGTTGACTAAATCTTGTGCGCCTAGTCCTGCTGCTTTTCCAAAAATAGCAAAGGTTCCTGCAGCGTCTAGTGCTTGCTGTTGGGATTGTCCAAAAGTTGATGCAGCTGTTTTGGCAAAGTCCTCAACTGATTTTGCTGAATCGCCAAAAATTACTTTGTTTTTGCTGACTGTTTCCTGCAAGTTTGAAGCTGCAGTAATGCTTGATTTGATACCGTCAATTAAAAGGCCAGAAGCAACGCCCACAGTGGCGTATGAACCAACAAGAGATTTAAGAGAGCCTTGTGCGGTTGTGACGCCTTTATTGTTATAAGTTGTGACGATGGGAAGCGTTACTGCAGCCATTTAATTACTTCATTTCTCTATTCACGCGCAAGATTACATCTTGAACGATGCCGTGAACGGTTGCTGTCAAATGAGGGAGGTGTTCCTCGCCTCCAGGCCACATATACCGAGATGGCCCTGTTCGGCCTTTGCGTTCACCAGCTGTGTGAGGTACATCTTCTGCAGCTAAGTTTTCATTGAATTTGTTGGCTGGTTTGCCTAAATTGCGTGAGCCTGCATTGTCGTATATGGCACCAGCTGGGTTTGCTTGAATAATGCTGAACATTGAATAAGCCTTGTTGCCCATTTGTGCTTTGCGCTTTGGCCCACCAATCTTGAAACGGATGCCTCGAAGGATGAGTTGTTTGTTCCATTCAGTGGCTCCGCCTCTGCCAGCAACTAGCTCTCCACGTCCAATGCCTGACTTGCCACCAGACGAGTTGAATGGGGTCAGGTCAGAGTCAATGAACTTCAAATAATCCTTAATGGATTTGATAGTTGGCGCTGCTTCCTTGCGGATTTGGCGGTTCATTTCCTTCACATAATCAGGTTCAAGTTTTTTCAATCGCCTGATTGTCTGGTCAAGTCCTTGAACTTTCATATCTGATGGAATGTTTGCCATTACTTTTTTTGCCTGTCTTGAAGGGCTTGGCTAAGGGTGCTGATGAGAGTTATCGGCATCTCTTTGAGGTCTTGCCAAGGAATACCCGAAAGGATTAATCCTGCGATGACTCCGTGGATGCCGTCTCGCCAAAAGGGATGCGCTCCACGCGGTACGACACGCCTTTGACTTCTGATTTGAACTTTTCAATGTTGGTGACGTGGCCTATCTGTTTCATAGACAGGTAACTAAGTGTTACCAGGTATTCCATAGACAGGTTTTCGTCAACAGCTTTAATGATTGAAACGGTGTGGAGCTTCTCAAATTCTAAGAGGCTTGCTACCGATAGGGCGATTTCATGTTCGCTCCCATCGACCAGCACAGTGGCGATGTGGAGTTCAAACATTAGACGATTGGTGCTGTGTAAAGGCCACCAGCAAAGCTGATGCTTCCAACTGTCGCAAGGTCGCCTACAGCGCCCGTTACAGGGCGGTATTCGTTCATTAGGCAGTTAGTGATGGTGAAGTTCGGGTTCGTCGCTCCTGTGGCCTGTGAATCGTGTTTAACGGTCACTGTGGTCTGAACGCCAACAAGAGCAGTCAAAGTTGCATGAACTTTTGAAGCTGCGAAGTCTTGGTTGAACGAAATCGTCACCATGTTGTTTTGAATTCCACCTACGAACTGGTGTCCGTTGGTTGAAGTTGCTGACATTGCCGTGGATTCGACTGAATCGACAGCTTGTACAAGCTCCACATTTGTCACATAGGTAGTCAGGTCAATTGAGTTGACGGTGACTTGGGCATCTTTAAGTACGAAAATAGCCATGACTATTCGGCCTCTGCTTTCTTGGTTGTTTTGGTTGTTGGTTCGATATGGCCTGCATTAATGAGGGCCTCAATCGAAGAGCCTTGTAGCTCTTCATCGGTGATTGTGTCGCCAAGCGATTTGCCTGCAACAAGTTCTGATGTCACTTTGTAAGTAGCCATGTGTTCCTTATGGGTATGCCACCCACGGCACCGTGACGGTGTACGCAGGTAGTTCTTGATTGCCTACAGAATAAACCGTAGGTGTTGCGTCTGTTGCTGAGGTTGCATCAATAACGATGTCCATAGTGTCCAGAAGCGCGATGAGTGCGTCAAGGTTGCCAGGTGGTGGCATTAAGACGTTGACAGGGAAAGAAAGCGACAATTGGTTTGTGGTTGAACGGGTCACTTGTGGTGGGTCAATGATTACCGAAAGTGGGCGTGCATTGCGAGAGTCTGAGACAACAACAATGCCAGCATTTTCGAGCGTTGAAACCAGCCGAAGCCGAGCATCGTTTGTGCGTCCCATTATGCGACCTGCGCTCTGTTACATCCCCAAAGCCTAAGAATGTCGCCCATAGCAACAGGGTTGTTGCCAGAAGCTAGTGATTCGTAAGACTGGAATGAATCTCCGCCTGCTGAACCTCGTGAACGATAAAGCTGTGCAGCCATCATTGTTGTGCCAAGTTTGACGTCAGCACTTGGTGCCGTAGCAAGCACATCAGAAAAATATCCTGCAGCGCGCCTTCTACGGAACGCAAGCGCGTTGGCTGCATCTGTGCATACAGTAACGAACGCTGTGTCATTGGCTGTGGCTGGAGAGACGCCTAGATATGACAAAACGTCATTGTTGACAATCCAAGTGCAAACACTGGTGTATGTGATTGTCGAAGTGTTCGGCGCGGTGTCGCGTTGAACATCATCGCCAGCGTCAAAATAGATGACTTGATTTTCGCGGAAAACATTCCAGTCAAATTCAAAGTCACCTTCTGGGCCGACGCCTGTAAATTCGTAAGGCTCGGTGGAGATAACTGTGAAGTTGCCGTCCATGCCATCGCCCACATTCGCGACTGTTATCGCCTGCCCCATGAGAATCTCATTTGGAAGGAAGGTCTGCAAAACGACAACACCATCAAGGCGTTCGCGAAATGCAATCGATAAAACAGTCACGGCAGTGAATCCACTAGTTCGTCTTTATCAGACGAATGCAGCCTTGATGCTGAGTGTTGGGTCAATGAGCTTCGATGCCCAATACCCTCTAAACGCAATTTGGCGCGAGAGCTGGGAGGGCATCTCCACACTTATGGCCCCACGTGCATTTTCATACGATTCAAGGGCACGAGGGTCAAGGATGGTCATGCCTGCAGAAGTCAAGTTGCGGTCAACCACAACGCGAAGCCCGAACGCAAATGCGCCCATGGTACTTGCTGCATTAAGTGAACCGAAAGCGTTCATTGGGCCAACCTGTGGGAACAGTGGGCGGTCAGCGGTGTCGCTAAGGCTTCCCATCAATTTCCAGACGTTGGGTGACACAGCCAAGATTGACGGGAGGTTTCCGTTTGAACCATTGAGGATGTCTGCAGCTGCGGTGTACATCCACTCAACCCAATATGCAGGGTCTGCGATAGATGCGTTTGCAAAGTTGTTGCTGTTGGTTGTACCAGTCTGCAACTCTGAACAAGCGAGCAAATCCGTACGGTCTGCATAAACGCGAGCCATGTCGTCCAACAAAGCGCCGAGAACTTCTGGCTGTGACCAATCAAGTGAAGCTTCTGAAATTTCAACGTATCCACCTTGAATTGTCTTGGTGATTTGTACATCATCAATTTCAAATGCTGATGCAGTAATGGTTGTGTTTTGTACGGCTGTGCCAATGCTGGAATGGACTGAGACCACAGGGCGAATAAAAACGGCACCACCTTGGGGCATTTGGCGAAGCGTTGTGGCATCGACCAGAGGCCTAGAGCCTACGAACGAGTTGAAAATCGGCTGAACAATCGGGGTCGGGATGACGCCTGGAATATCTGGCGTTGTGACATCTGGTGCAGCTGCACGAATGTTGTCATTCAACTGTGCGAAGTCGTGACCACCGCGAACGAATGATGCGATGTATTCAGAAGCTGACGGAAGTTTAAACTCGCGCTTTGGTCCTGCATAAATAACTTGGGTAGGGACAGCAGCCTCAACTGTGTCTGGGGTTTCTTGTGTTGCCACTTCTGGTTCCTCCTCGGAATCTGTTGGGGTGGGGTCTTGGGTTTCTGGGGCTTCGGCTGCAACTGCAACTTTGGCACCCTCGAAGGCACCGAATGGAAGCAATGAAAGCTCCGTCCAGTTGCCTGCTTTGACGACCATTGTGCTTCCTTCGAAGCTGTAGTCGGTTGGCTCTACGCCAACGGACACTGAATCGTAAAACTGACCTGGGCCAGCTTGAAGCAATGTCTCATTAGCAAGATTGGTGTCATAGAGCGATGCTGAGAACAGCATTGCATCTGGTGTCGATACGCGCTCGCTGACCATGCCAAGTGGCTTAGTCATGTCGTGTCCGAGAATAAACTTTGGGTTTGCTCCATCTGTTGGCAGTGAGCCAGGAAGGAATTTGACGCGCTGGCCTCCTGAGACAACAGCCTCAACATTCCAAGGAATGGCGACGCCTTCGACAACGCGACGTGGTACACCATCTGGGCCTGCAGCGTTAATGCTGAAAAGTTGTGCTTGGAGTTCTATTTTCAAGAGTTGCTCATTTCTGCTGTGTCAGGACTGGACACTGTTGAAGTGTCTGTGGATTCTGAGATGTATTCCGAAGTGTCAAGACGTACTTCGCGCCCACGCGGTAGAGCATAGGCACTGAGCGTCTCACCGATGCAGTCAATCACAGGTTTCGCTGCAAACTGGTAAAGGTCCTGACGAGATTGCTGAGCATTGCTGTAGGTCATGCCAGTAACTGGTGCGCCAACAAGATATTGAGGAATGTTGCAAAGGTTTGCAAGTTCAGTCATCTGGTGAGTACGAGCTTCAACAAGTTGCAACTTTGACGGGTCGCTAGAAAATTCGTGCCAAGTAACTGACGAGTTAAGTGCGCCAATGGCGTTGCGACGGCGAGCTTGTGACCATGCTGAACAAAGTTCGCCAAGTTCTTCACTGCTCATTGGCTCAGAACCGTTTGTTTGCTGGAGATAACCAGCTGTGATTTCGTTTGATGCAAAGCGCATTGCTGCAGTGTCTAAACGGTTTGAAATTTCAATTGCTCTGGCACCCATTGAAAGCATTCCCTGAACTGGCGAAAGAAATTGAATGATGTCGTTGGCGATAAGTGGTTGACCTTGAAATGTCAATTGGTTTGACTTGCCGTACCACAACGGACCTGGCATATCGTCAGTCTGCACATCTGCAGCTGGTAACCACTGGAAAGAAAGCGGAAGGCCAGTGGCTTGGCTGCGTGAAGTGATAGCCCAGAATGCTCTGCCGTGAAAGAGGAGGTCATCAGCCGTCCAAGCAAGGATGAACTGTCGTGTCACACTTGGGTCGGGCCGTGACATCCAACTTTCACCAGGCAAATGTATTTCTTCGTACTCTTCGCCCATCCATTGGTTTGTGTATTGCTGGAATGGCAATGAGGAGACAAGCGAAACAATCAAGTCACGCGCTCTAGAGATAGTGGGGATGAGGATTGCCTGCTGACGCGCCCATGAACCTGTGTACATCATGAAGTCGCTGGTGCCTGCCACGCCTGCAGCAGCCTTTATCGGCTCAGAAGCGAAAACTGGTTTTGTTGTGCGAGTGAAAATCCCCATCAAGCGGAGTCTTACACAAAGTAGTTGCAAATGCAACAACCCTCGAGAATTACTCCGAAAATGCGAAGCTCACTGTTTTGCTAACCTTGGGTTTGCCCTCTTGGGCGATGGCCCACACAGCTGCACGAACCAGCTCTATCGGTCCTGGACTCCTAGACGAACTGATAGCCATAATGCCATTATGTTTGACAAGCACTGCTCGGTTCATTTGCTCAATGAATATCGACTCTCCTGTGTGTCTGACCTGTCCAGATTGAATCATTGAACGCACCAAAGTTGTCCAGCGTTGAAGCTCACGAGTACCGACAAGGATGGCGTTTCCGCGGATGTTGGAAGGCAAGTGAAGGTCCAGAGAAGCTCCAATTGCCAAGGTCAAACGTGGGTTGTCTTTTCGAACTTGGTCAACGGATGCCCACAGGTCACGAAGGTTGTCCACAATGAACTCCACAGTGACCAGCACTTGTTCGCCTTTCGTGACGGCTCTGACACCAACAAAGCGATGGTCCTCTTGTGATGCTTCGATTGCTAATACACCATTTGGCGGAAGATTGCAAGCATCCCCATTAGATTCCATCAGGCCAATATCTAGCCATGACTTATGACCTGTAATCCATAAATTGCAGCTTGCCCTGAGGAAGCTGGCGGTGTTCGGTGAATGCGATTCCTCTTCAAGCGTTGACATCTCCAACAAAATCCCCAAAGCAGGGTTGGCGTATTTCCACGCCTCAGGTGTCATCGGGTCAATGTTGCTCGGAGGGCTGAACTCAGCAAAATACATCTTTGACTTAGTACCGACAGCAATCTCTGCCATTCCACGTTCCCTCATCCGTTTCATAACGTGAGATTCCTCTGTCCCAGCAGTTGACCAGCAAGAAAGCAAAGGGTCGCGTCTAGCGCGCATAGTGGGAATAAGGGCATCGTCCACAGCCAAAGTGGAGCAATCATATAATTCGTCAATTACGACCAGGTCACAACTTAGGCCCATTCCAGCCGATGGCGTAGCTGCACGAACAAGCCAGCGTGTCCCGTCTGGCATTGTCAAACCTTGACGCCCATAAGACTGCACAAGTTTCGCGCCGAACTTCTCCTGCAAAATAGGAGCCGTGGCATTAAACAATTCAGAAGCAAGGTCAAGACGGTGAGCAGTAGTCAACACAGTCTGAGGCGTACCGCGAAGCATAGGCATTCGAACCAGCCACCATAGAACAAGCACTTTCAAAGCGAAACTCTTGCCCTGTTGACGCGCTACGGATACCAACGAGCGAGAGAACATCATGCGCCCAGCATCAGGATGCCCCTCAGGAAACAAACACAACTGGTCACCCAAAACACGCAACTGCCAATCCATAAGTTCATAGCCAAGAACGTCACGAGCAAAGGAAGCCAAATCCCCCAGCAAAGCCCTATCACCACTCTCCGTGTTCGTCTTAAGCCTGGGCATATCAGACTGAAACTCAGTTGCTTCCTGCCATTCCCTTGTGTTCTTTGGTAAAGATACAGAAAGAGAAACT